AAGAGCAGAAGAGAATAATTAGTGAGTTCAAAGGGGAGCTTGCCGCTAAGGAACTCGACAAGATCAGTGCGTCTGCCGTTGCAAACTCTAAAAACCTCAAGGAGATGGGAAAGTACCTTAACGTTGCAACATTCGCACAGAAGCTGAAGGCTGTTGGGTCTGCAGTTGCGGCTTTTCTGTTCACCGATCTTAGTAAAGGGCTGTCAGGTTTGATATCGAGTTCCATGATCGAGTACCAAATTGCTACCATCAAGGCAATTAACGAAAATCGTAAAGCATGGGGAGAGGGAAATACTGCCATAGCTAACGATGTCCAAGCTTTGTTTGAGCTGGCAGGGCTTGAAGTTAAGGACTGGGCCGACATGTCAGACAAGGAGCTCGAGAAGTTTTGGAAGTCTGAGGATGAGCGAATCAGTAAGGTAGTGGGAGCGTGGGTGAAGGCTAAGGGAGACTTCGAGTCGTTCGTTGAGTTTGTAAAAGGTGCACAGCGTAAGCGTGCGGCAGAAGCAGTGGAAGCATACGTACCAGATCGAGATTTGGTTGGCAGGCAAGTCACAGATTTGATGACTGAGATCAAGCAGGCGTTCACTAACCTGCATGTGGACGAGACAGTGTGGGATCAAATCGAGCAGCGGATGAAGGACACGTCATCCTTGGCCAGGGGTGAGTTTGCCAAGTCGTTTGTGGAGCTCGGAAAAACTTTCAAGGCGACAGGTGCTCAGGGTAAAGATGCTATGGAAGAGTTGTGGAGCTCGATGAAATCTCTCGTTGAGCTGTGGCAGCCGTCAGTTAATATCCTCAAGACGCCAATATGGAAGGATTTTCCTGCCTTCAAGGAGGGCACGCTCACTGAGCTTATCAAACCTATCAACATGAGCAATGAGCAGTGGAAGCAGGCGCTTTTTCTGTTAGAGAACTACGCTCGGAGGAGGGGAGTTGACCTTGCGGTTCTCCTGGCGATAATCAAGCAGGAGTCTGATTTCGATGCAAAGGCGTTAGGAAAACTTGTTCCTGGGAAGGGTCAGGCTGTTGGCCTTGGGCAGATCATGCCTGGGACAGTTCCGGGAGGGTATAAGTTGGAAGATCGTCTCGACCCGGTTAAGAATATCGAGATGATGATCATAAAACTGGATTCGATGTACGACAAATCGCGAGGTGATTTTAAAAAGTGGATTGCTTCCTATTTTGGTGGGATAGAGATAGACAACGCAACTAAGAATATTGAGAGGGTTACGGAAGCAGGAGATAAGTACGTTGAGGATGTGTCACGGTGGATTCCCCTTTTCCAGAAGGGACTTGGGCCTATGTTCTTCAAGAAGCAGGACATAGACGAGGAGCTGAACAATATCAAGAATGCTGGCGCCGAACTTGAGTCCGCATATAAAACCGATGGGATTAAGTTCCAGACCTATCAGGATGCTAAGACCCAGAATCTGCAACGTGAGAGCGATGAGAGGATGGAACGCTACCGAATTGAGTACTGGGAGGCGCTCGGAGTAGGAGAGCTCGGTAAGGCTGAGGGTATTCAATCCAAGATGCGGCAGGAGCTTGTAGATACCACTTCCAAGCTAAAGTTGCTTGGGGACGAGGGAAAGAGAGCGGCTAAGGAAATTGCCGATGCTTGGTCCATGTCGATGATTCAGATTGCACGTAGTAATTATGCAATGGAGGAGAGCAGAGTACGGCTGTTCCAGGCTGCTGGTGAGAGGGAAAAAGCAGTGCTCCAAACCAGGTATGCACAGCGGACCATTGATGCTGGAGTAATGTATACCCGTCTCTTTGAGCTCGAGGAGCAGGATTACAATCGTAAGAAGGCAGCTTTAGAGAACCTGCGACGAATTGAGGAGAATGCAGCCCAGCAAGAAAAAGCAAGGGCAGAAGCAGCTGGAGGTACAGCGGAGGTCCGTGAAGCCAGAGTTCGCGCAATAATCGCAGAAGGAATGGGTAAGATTGCTAAGATCACCGCTGACATCAATATCCTGGATGAGGAGCGTGTCAAAAGACTTGCAGAGCAGGGCGGGCAGCTCGCAGAGCAGTATCGGATCCAGGTTGACAGGAATATCCTCGAGTTGGACTGGTCCAATATGCTCGGGCCGATCGGAGAGCAGGAAGCCAAGGTCAAGAGGCTGCTGTATGAGCAGAATGAGCAGCGGAGAACGACGCTTGACCTCCTCAAGATGATGGTAGCCTTCTGGGTAGCAACCAAAGGTGAGTTCGGAATCTCACCGGAGGAAGCCGAAGCGATGAAGAAGAGGCTGGAAGCTGCCCAGAAGCTTCAAGAGCTCAATGTCTCCTTTGGTGAGAGCGCAAAGAAATGGGCCAGCGCTCTGACTGAGGAGCTGTCTACAGCTATTGCAAATATGCTCTCAGGGGAGGGGGAGTTCAAAGTTAGGAATGCTTTGCAGTCACTGAGCAAGAGGCTGACCAAGCTGATTCTCGACGAGATGTTCAAGCCCCTGGAGTCTGCTCTCGCTCAAGCGTTCCGTCAGCTTGCGAGCATGTTTAGTGATCTCTTTAAGGGGTTGTTCGGTGGTGAAGAGAGTTTCTGGGACATGCTGGAAAAGGTGGAGAGGGTTGCACTCGGTGGAGTTTTCCTCCAAGGAAGAAAAATACAAGCTTACGCGGGTGGAGCAGTGGTAACCCTACCCAAGTTCTTTCCCATGGCTGATGGGTCTGTTGGCCTGCTTGGTGAAAAAGGAGCCGAGGGAATCCTGCCGCTTGAGAGGATCGATGGAAAGCTTGGAGTTAACGCCAGGATTGGAGGCGGACCCACGAAGGTGACGATAGTGAACAACCTGGGAATCGAGGCCAAAGGGACAGCCGGGCAGATGGACGACGGAGAGCTCCTGGTCATGCTTGAGAAGGCCAATGCTACTATGGTTGCACAGGGTGGTCAGTTCCAGAATGCTCTGCTCCAGGTATTCAACATCAGGAAGAGGGTGTAAGAGATGTCACCTGCATGGCCGAGCACGCTGCCGTATGAGCCGAACAACGGTAAGTTCGATGAGACTGTTCCAGGTACTCTGATTCGGGACCAGACAGAGATCGGAGTTGCTCAGCTGCGGCGGAGAGGGATTGCTGAGGTTCGTGAGCTCAAGTTGCCTTACCAGCTCTCTGCAGAGCAGTTGGATATTTTTGACGAGTGGTTCAATAGCAATCTCCAGGGTGGGATTCTCGCCTTCACCATGCTCTGGCCGCCTGAGCCACGATTGCAAAAGACGGTGACTATGAGGTTTCGATCAGTTCCCACCTATATCCATAGGGGTGGGGGTTACCACGACGTTGACCTTGAATTGGAGATCTTGCCGTGAGACCCACAATTTCTGCCGCCTTCATCCAGGAGGCAAAGGCTCGGGAGAGTGGCGAGACCGTCATAATCTTGGTAACGATCGACCACGAGGACCTCCCAGAACCGATTAGGTTGAATACTGCAGGGGCGAACATAACCAGCAGGTCGGAGCTTTACTTGGCGTGTTTCCTGCAGATCACGCTGTTGGATGATAGCCCCGATAGGGCACCACAGGCTCAAATGATTGTAAGTAACATCGACCGGACCATGGTAGCGGCACTGAGGGCTACTCTGGTGCCTCCAACTGTGACCCTGGAGATTGTGAGAGCCTCGGCTCCGGATTATGTTGAAGCGTCAATAACGAACCTGGAAATGCGGATAGTAAATTACGATGCCATTGCTATCCAGGGAAACCTTACTCCTGGGAAGATTCGGACCCAGCCCGCCATCGACTATACATACAACCCGAGTTATTTTCCAGGGTTGTTCTGAGGAGCTGTGAATGCAGGTTTTTGAGATGTACGAGCGGCTCAAAGTTTTTACACAAAAGGCTTGGGGAGTGCCTTTTCTGGACCGAGGCAGAGATTTCAATGGGTGGGACTGCGCTGGAATGATTATAGTCGCTTATAGGTTCTGTGCTGAAATTGAGATTCCTGATGTTGATGGTATTTCTGCTTTTAGCGGTAGTGAGGTAGGGAGGCTGGTCAAGGAGATGTTTCTTGAGGTTACCGAGGAATTTCGCAGTCTGTGGAGGCCAGTTGAGCGCAGGAAGGAGCAGAGGTTTGATCTGGTGTTACTTCGGCTTGGGAGATGGCCTGTCCATCTTGGGTTGGTGGTGGCACCTGGTTTTATATTGCACGCTGAGCCCGATACCGGCACCTGTATTGAGCCTTTCTACCGTGGGATGTTAGCCCCACGTTTTGTTGGACTCTATAGACATGAGAGATTTGCAAACGACACCGGAAAATAGCGGATCAACGGAGTTGAAACCTACCTGCGCCCTTCATGTGGTGGCTTGTCCAAATCCATTTAAGCAGGCACGTGAAGAGTACTGGCTTACTCCGTCCCAGTCACTGTTGGAGATCCTCCGTGAGGTGCAACCGGACATCGAGCTGTATTCCGCCCATGTCTGGGTGAACGATGAGTACATTCCCTCCGAGTGTTGGGAGACCACCTACCCGGCTCCTGGGGCGGAGATCGCCATTCGGGTTGTTCCGCGCGGTAAGATTGGTAGAATTATCGCATCGATTTTCATAGCTATTGCTGCACTTATAGTGTCGATTTTAGTTCCGCAGCTTTTTCCTGGAATACATCCACTACTCGGAAAAATTATTGGCGGAATTGCAGGGATGATGGTGACCTTCCTTGGGAACATCATTCTCAACGCGCTGATTCCACCTACCGCAAATCAACTTCCTGGCGGGCAAGAAACCGACACGACTATCTGGGCTTTGACTGGTGGCGGTAATACTGCTAATCCATTTGGGACGATTGCAAAGATCTTCGGTAAGCGTAAGATTTTTCCGGTCTATGGTGCAGAGACCTATACCGTGATTTCAGGAGATGAGCAGTTTCTACTGCTTTATTTTATCTGGGGTTTCGGACCGGTTGAGGTGAGGGACCTGAAGATTGGGGAGACTGCGATAGGAAACTTTGAAGGTATAGAAATTGAGCACCGCAACCTCACGTATGTTAGTCCTGAAGATGTCAGTACTGAGTACGGCGACGATCCGATAACGCTTTACACTAACGATGTGCATGAGGCGGCGTACTCCAACCTGCAGCTGGAGTACAACCAGCCGGTGATCCGCACGACCCAGGCTGGGGCACAGGAGATTATCATTGATATCACCTTCCAGGCGCTGTATGCCCTGACTGACTCCGGTACCAGGATCTCCAAGTCGGTTGCGTTCACAATTCATTACAGAGAAACTGGAACAGAGCCCTGGATACAGATTCTGCCGGATAATGTGCAGCCTTCGGCCCCTATTGGGGGGTGGGCAAGATGGTTTGGATCTATTTGGAATTGGAGTACTTGTGCAGGGTGGTTTCCTGGGGGAGGAGGAGGGGTACCAGTTAATTGGGTGATTTCTGGAGCAACCGGAAGTCAAGTGCGGAGAGGAATCCGGTGGGCAGTGAACAAA